ATTCGGCAGCTTTAAGCGCCTCATTAATTGCATCGTTATCCAATGAAATAATAATATCGGTAATACCACTCATAAAGATTTTCTCAACCAATGTTCTGGATGGAAACTTACCTAAAAGTGGAATTGCATTTCTTTTGATTGTAATTGCATCAAATACACCTTCACAAAGTATAATTGGTTCATTCCAATTTACCTGTGAGTCAAAACATATTACATTTTTGCTGATTGGTGGGTTTTTGTATTTCATTTTATTGTCCGGATAATACGAACGAGAAACAAAGTAATTAAGTGACCCATCGGAATTGTATGATGGTATAATTATTCTTTGCCCATACAACCCATCTTTACAATATCCTATATTATATTTGATTATATCTTTAATACCTATTCCTCTTTGGGTTAGGTAATGTATAGCATGTTTATATTCAGGATTAAACCCTTTAGGAACCTCACTAAGACTTATAAATTCTTTTGGTAGGGAAATGAACACCTTTGTATCGGCATCCTCTAATTGTGGGTTATAATTGCTATCTCCGTAGATTTCTCTAATGATTGAAATAGTCTTTCTATCAACATCTAACTTTTTTAATAAAGATGTCAATTTTTTACCACCACTATTGCAAGTCCAACAATGCCACTTTTGGGTTTCCGTATTAACTTGTAGTTTTTGTTTGTGGTGATTGCAGAAAGGACAATAAAATGCTAATTCGTTACCTTTTAATGTAAGATAACTACCCAACGTATTAGACAACGTGGATACTACGATATTTTTATCAGTTTGCTTCAACACAACTGTAATATACAACAAATATTTGATATTACCAAATATTTACATAAGTATTTTACTCAGAAAACCAAGAATTTGGTATTTCCTTATCTGCATACTTAAATCCATGCTTATCACACCAATCTCCATAGGTGGTTTTGGATTTCTTATTGATTTTGTTTTTTGAATTAGAAAATACGAATCGTATATCTAAATTTGGGTTTTGTTCTTTTACTAATAAATGTTTTTTTCTATCCGTAAGAACAAATCTACCTTTAGTTTCTATAATAATCCCATTTGGTAACCTAAAATCAGGATTGTAAGTGTGTTCAGAAGCAGGTATAGTATAAGCCACTTTTTCTGATTCATATTGAACCTCAATACCCTTACTTTCGATTTGTTTTGAAACGTTTTCCTCAAGACCTGATTTAAATCCATATTTCTTTGCAACCCATTTAGGGTTGTTCTTTTTTGTAACTTTTTTCTTAACCATTAAAATTATTTCTTTATTGAATCTGAGTATTTTTTCTCATTTAACTCCCCACCTCTTCCTGTTTTGAATTTTGCCGCAGTTAATACTTGCTCATCTGCTTTTTTCAAATCATTTGTAGTATACGGAGTTTTTGCATTTACTGCCGCATCAAATCCAATTTTATCAACACCTAGTGATGATTGTTGTGCTTTGTATGTTTCTAAAATCTTAGACATATTTGTTTATTTACTTATAAATATAGATTATGTGTCAAAACGGATAATAAAGTTTACAGGAATATCTGGTTCCGATTTAATTGGTTGTGGTAATTTTGCAACAGCAACCAATTGGCAATCATCATCATATAATCCAATTGTTGTTATAAATGGTGCCAAAAATGAACCCGTTGAATCCACCGAACCACTCAAATCATAGTGCTCAAATCCACCCGATACCGATGCTTTGTATGTTGATGGTATTCTATAATCAATAGTGCTTCCGTTTTCTAATGTTGATTTTTTACGAATGTATTTAGTACCCGGATTATTAACAACTTTATAAATTTTATTATCAGAACCTGTTATAAAAGATGTTTCTTTACCAACTTCTACGATAGCAGATGGATTTTGTGATACATTAAATTCATCTTCGTTTACTATAAGTAGATATTCGTGTTCGTATATTGTTTGTGTTGATTTATAATCCAATGTATATGTGGATTGGTTAAATGAGCTAGTAGTTTCTATTACAATCAAACCTTGATTATAAAATACGTTTCCTTTATAATCTATAATATCTTCTAAAAATGGTATCGATTCAACCTCCAATACATTATTTTCGAAATCAATTTTTATTAAAACTAATGTATATGTTATTGTTTCATATACTACATTTATGGTGTTATTTTCTAAGTTTAATGAATTAATTTGAAATGAACTTATAGTATTTGTCAAATCAATAAATTGAAACACTTCTGTATCAAAATTTACTACACTTAATTCTAAATCAACACCTGGTCCTGTTAAATTTCCAAAACCATCATCTATATAGTTTTTATTATTATAATTTAATGAAACTGATTGTTTCTTAATTCCTTCACCAATACACTTTTGTGGTAAAGAAATAACTAATGCATTATCACTAATATTTCTTTCTTTTGCTTTGGTTATAATAGTAAATGTATTTGTTTTTACACCAAATCTTTCGATTGGATTATCTTCTCTACCATTATAGAACGTTGCTCTTATTTGACCATATAATGAATGTTTGTTATATGTGGAACCACTCAAATGTCCTTCCGAAATAGGATGCATTTGGGTATCTGCGTAGTTACCACTTTGGGCAATTAAAACAGATGCGGAAGCTGTGGTTTTTGTCCATTCCTTAAAAGCTTTGAATGGTCTTACACTAATATCTGATTTTGGTATTCTTTTTAACATATCAAATATAAATATTCTTTTAATGAAAAACCCCCAAATAAGGGGGCTTTACATTTTTTAATATATTCTCCGATTAGAAATCTAATTTAACTTTGATTGCAACTTCTTTATCAAATGATTTTTCAATTGGCTTAGAAGTTTTAGCTACTGCTAATAATTCATTTGCATCATCGTATAAACCAACGGTTGTAATATAAACCCTAGGGTCTCTTTCAAACAATGGTTGTACAAATTGACCAACCGAACCTGTTACAAATGTTGGGTTGTTTGAGAAGTTGAATTCTCTATTGTTTGCTCTTACAAAATAGTGTGAAGTAGAAACATTTTCAGTTCTTCTTGCTTGGAAGTCAGCTCCTTTTTTCAATGCATCAAATAATTTTAATGAACCTGATACGGAACCTGATTGATGATATTGTCCTGAAGTTGACCCAGCAGCTGCCATTAAATTACCACTTACTGATGCTGATAGTGCACTTGGATTTAATAAGATAATACCCATATCAGGATAGAATAATCCAAATCCTGCACCATTTGATGCGGTATATGTATTTATTGAAGATGTTAATGCCGAACCAATGTTTAACGAACCACTAGCCAAATAATAAACTCTACCTGCAGTTGTTACATTCTCATCCGTTCCACCACTATCATCAATTAATGTTACCAATCCAACTGAACCTGATAAATTTATTGAAATATTACCTGGATCCAATCTTTCTTTGTATCTAGCTCTATTAATGTTTATTGCGTAGAATGATTTCATATCATTACCAGCATAATCCGTAAAGTATTGGTCTGCGGAATCTAACAATACATTTTTTAATTGATTGTAAATTGCTTTTGTTGAAAGCGTTGATGAATCATCTTGTGTTAAAGTTGGTGCACCTGAACCACTAACATCACCATATGCGATAGAGAATTGAACCTCAGCGGTATCGGATGAGGTTACATCATTATATACATCTAAGTAGTATTTACCTGTTGTATCATTATTAACTTGTACAGATGAAGTATAAAATTCTGTTAATGAACCAGTATCACCACTCCATATTCCAGAAGTTACGATTTCGGTTCTATTTGTTACTTTATCAATTGTTCCAAATTTTTTATAAATACCATTACTAATTGTAGCGATATCTGAACTGATTTGTTCACCTGTTCCTAAAAATTGGTTTACGATTCTAACTAATTCGTTAGTGTCGATTGGAGTGCCTGCTGTATTTGCAGCCGATGCTAAGTAAGTTGATAAATTACTTGCTAAAAGGCTTCCTCTATTGTCTCTTATTAATGCCATAGTTTATATTATTGAACGTAAGTTACTGTTACTGGAATAGTTTGTGAACCGCCCGTTTCATTACCATAAACCGTAATCGTTGTTTTGATGGTAGATGTTAATGATGGGTTAGGAATAAATTTAAAAGATAAACCTTTAGCTACAACTGCAGTTGCTGATACATCATCACCAATAAATAGTGGTACTGAACCAATATTTGATGTAACACCTTCTCCTATAATATCACCTGCATTTTTATTAGATAACACTATTGTATATCCTAAACTTCTGTTTCCTGCAGGAGATGTAGTTGGCGATAAAGCAACTTCACCACTTCTTTGATTAACTGATATGTTAGGAACACCAAATTCAACAACGGGAATTCTAGTTGTATTTTTTGGTAAAGTTACTAACTTATATTTCATTACTTGAGTTTCATCAGGATTGGCTTCTAATACAGGCATATTTTTGATTGCTGCATCATAATATGCAGAACCCAATGGATGTCCTGGTTCGTAAAGTGTGTAATCAATCTCATCATCTGCTAACGCAAATTGAGTAATGTTTAATCCCTGTCCAGCTGCTAATTTTTCTCTACCTTTTTTTGTTAAGATAGCATCAACTGTTAGTTCTGTGTTACTTAAATATCCCATAGTATAATATTAATCTTTGTTTATAAATATATTAATTTTAAAATTCCGTTATTCTACTTCCAAAATTGGTTCAGAAGTATTTCTATTTGTTCTGTTTACAGTTAATGTATTTGGATTAGATACGAATGTTTCGATTGGTGATGAACCATCCAAAGTAGTTGCTGCAGTATTTTTACAACCTTTAAAGAAACTATTTTGTAATCCTCTTGTCAAATCTGTTGTATTTCTATAATGTGTTGGTAAATAACCATTAACTACTTTAACATCTATAATACTTCCTGTTCCTGCGTTTATAACTTTTGAACCAGAGAAAGGTTGAATATTTAATTTAGTTTCAGTATATGTTTGAATATCCGAAACATATCCACCACGCGGGTCACCTAATCCGTTTGCCGAAGACGTTATTGCATATCTGGATATAATTCTTTCTTTTTCTTCGGTAATTAAATCAATTTTAATTCTTTCTTTTACTCGTCTATTATCTTTATCAAAATATGTTCTAATAGCATGTCCGTTTTGTGCATAAATACCAAAACCAATTGTTTCATATGCAGTTTGACCATATGTTTCGATACCCAAATTAATTTCTGTTGTTATTGTTGGTTCATCTAATCCAGCATCTATTGTCACACTTTGTTGATAATTTTCTGCAAGAATTAATGTTGTTTTTGCTGCATCTATCAAACTATCATTTTGATAATTTTCTACAA